AGACCAATTGGAAATCGGGTTTATCAAATAGTCGAAGCGCTGCTTTCACGACTTCTTTCTTCTCGTCGTTCGTCAGCGGCGCTAATAACTCAGCGGCGTTCGGTGTCATGTGATGATTGATGATGTGATGATTATGCGCCTATCAGCTCCTTGGCCTTGTCGATGCCACCAATGTCCTTGACGGCGCCGGACATTTCTTTTGCCATCATTGCCGCTTGCTGAGCCTGTTGAGCTTGTGCGCGTTGCTGTTGGATGGCGTCGATTTCCTCTTGCGGACGAAGCAAACCTTCGGGTGCTCCAACAAGACGGGATTTCTCACGAATGTAGAAGCCCGTGTTGATGTTGTCCATGATCGTCGGATCGACAGCGGCCAGGCTAACAGCGGTCTGCATGACTTCGTCGGCTCCACGAGCATTCCAGCTATCGATAGCCATTGCAAGGCGTGAGGTGAGTTGGATCTCTGGGTCGGATACTTGCACAAATCCACGTCCCACAAGTTCGTATGCGTCTTGTGGTGGCAATGGTAACAGACCATTCTCAGCGCAAAGGTCGAAGGCGCGGCGCAATTGCGGTTCAATCGTCTCGCGAACGTCACGATGATAGATCGGGCCAACAGTGTCGAGCTTCTCGCCGGCTCTTTGTGCTACCTCATAAGCAGTCATCTCACGGTCGATCTGCGCGAACATCTGGAACATGTCCAAAGAGCACAAGCGCTTGATCATATCTTGGCGCATGCGGACGCGCTCAAGAGCAACAGACCATTCACCAGTAACAGGAATCTGCGCAATGGCTTCTGGGCCCATGCCTTGCGGGTAATAGTTAATCGCGCGAGCTGCGGTCTTGAGTGATCCTTCAAACGTGTCTGGCACTGCCATCGGCGGGAACACTTGTTTCTCCGCAAACACGTCCATCATCTGCTGAATAAAATTGAGCTGGCGAGCTTCTGGCAGAATTGCAAAGCCTGGCCCGTATCCCCAGCCTGAATTGCCAAGCAGTGAATCGTAGGAAAGGTAACGGCCTACAGTGTAAGGGAAGCCATCGTAGCCGCCTTCCTGCACAATTTTGGCTGACGATTTCTCAACGTATGCCGAGAGATACTTTTTCTTGGTCTTGATGTTGTATTCGTTAGACCCAACACGCGAAGGATCGCGAGGCTCAACAATGTGAATGAACTCAAAACTTTTGCTCTTGTTGGCATTTTCGCCAATTAGACAGTCCTTGATGATTTTCGGCAGATTCTCGTCACCAAACTTCTGCTGCGCTTGCTCGGCTGTCAGTTCAAACTCACGAATGAATCGATAAACTTTGCCAAATGGGTCAAGCTCAAAGACGTAAGTGCCGATTTTGATCTTCTCAAAGCGCAAGCGATTGCCTTCACCCATCTCTGAAAAGATGGCAGTGGTTCCAAAATTCCAAAGGTCGGCAACGGACTCAAGGCGCTCAAGCTGGAAATTGGATCGCGAATTAACTTCCTGGTTGAGAATTTGCGAACACTCAGCCAGCCAGCCTTTAACTGCATCGGAAGTTTTGAGCTTTAGGTTAGGCTTCAGCGCAATCCACGGTTGTGACGCTGGAGTTGTCCACGAGGTATAAGCAGCAACAGCTCGTTGCACCGAGTCAGTAGCGGTGGCGTCATAAATCTGCGCCTCTTTGTTACTGTCGGGCATGTAACGCTTCGACGTGATACCAGCCTTTCGAGGCGAGACATAGTCGGCAATCTCCTGCCAAATTTGGTCGTGAGTCGAGACACGCGAGGTCTTTAACCGCTCAAAGGTTTTGAGCCAGCGTTGTGTCTGTTCGGTGCCTTCGGTCATGGGTTTATTTGGTCATCCCTTGATTGTAACCCTTTGCGGCTGTGGCCATTGCGTTATACATGGCTTTGCCTCCTCTGCTTGTGCCAGTGTAGCCTTGCATTGGCGGCGGCGCATTATTGACCATCACACCCTCTCCACCCATTCCGAGTGCTCCCATGCTGCCTAGCGCGCTCTTTGGCGCTAGTGGATCGGCTGGATTGATGGTTTTACGCAAACCATCGCGACGAGCGGCGGATGAATAAGCCTGTTCACCAGCTGCACTGTCTGCGCGAACTGGCGCAGGTGACGGCGGTGGTGGTGATGGTTTCTTCGGCGATCCTCCGTTGCATGGCGGCATTGATTGCCAACCAATCCGCTCATAAAAAGCAGGTGCTGGGATTAGAAAGTCAAAAACGTCGGCCATGATATAAAACTATTCTCATAAATAAGAATTAATCAAGGTTTTAATTAACATGTTTCCAATTCGTTCTTTTTGAAACAGAACAAACTTGTGATTCGGACAGCCCAAAATCAGCACCAATAACTCTCAATAATTCACCATTTGCCCTTCTGTTTCTAATATTCACAACATCAAGTTCATTGATTTTAGAATACTGCCTTCTTTTCATGCATTTATCTAACATGTTTTGAGCATTTGTCCCGAAAGATAAATGAAGCGGATTTACGCATAAAACGTTATCGCATGAATGCATAACGACTCCGCCAGTTAAATGCCCGTTGTGAATTAAATACGAAAGCCTATGAGCACCCATTAAAAGTTTTCCAAATGCCAATTTGCCATATCCAAATTGGTCAGTGCTAGCTTGCCATTCCCAGCATTTACTAGGATCATCCTTTTTTACTTTTGCCCAAAATCTCAATATGTCTTTAGACTTGAGTTCTGAGATAGACTGCGGCAGTTTAATGGTAGCTTTATTCATGGTGAATCATGTTTAAGGTTAAAGGCCGTATCCCGTTTCAGCGGGTGCGGCCTTGTTTATTCTCTCACTTTTGAGAAAGAAGGCAACTCAATTTTGAGAAAGTGGATGTTTTGCCGCTATTCGGCGCAGGCGCTGGTAATTTAACCAGTGAATTTCTCCGCCCTCTTCTCGGCAGAATCCCATCCATTTTCGCGTCTCTTTGCGAGGATCAACCTCTAAGAACTCCTGCACGCTGCCGACTGCAAGAGTCACAAAGATAGCTTCCTGATGACAGTCCTCACCGAATTCACGGATGGCATCGACTGCCAGAATAAAGCAATCTGGCGACGAATAGATGTAGCTTGAGTCGTCCAAATGCTCCAAAAGCGTTTTGGTAAAGTCCATTCCGAGTTCGGCGGCTAAGAGTGCTGCTTGTTTTTGAGGCGTCATAATTGCGACTTTTAATTGAACTTGCGAGTTTGAGCCGGCTTGCCGTTGGTCACTCGATAAACTCTAACGGCGCTCACCGAGCAATTCAAGATTTGAGCGATCTGGTGGTTGTTGTAAATCCTCCACGCCTTGTCGCCGATCTGCGGCAATTTTGCTTTGAGCACAGAGCGCTTTGCCTTATCTGGCGCTCTTGGCAATCCTCTGGCGCGTCGAGCATTTCGCACCGATTTGTCGCAGCATCCCAATTGCTTGGCGATTGCTTCGTTTGTTTGATTCCAATCAGTTATGCCACTGAAGTCGATTTTGTTATGTTTCATGTGATGAGTCTAACGATATGCTCCGCAAAGATAAGCGGCAGCAATCAATATTAAGCAGATCCAAAAAGGCAATTCATCTGGACAATGTGGAGAAACTACAGCGTAAATAACGCATATAAATAAGAAAACAAAGTCGAGCATGTGATGATTATGTTTGTTGCCATTCCTGCCGTCTCCTCGGCCCTTCGGATGAGTTGTATCCAGCGATCAGTCCAAGTCTATCGGCTTCTGCCATCGTTCGGACTCCATCGGCAACGTGAGATGCCCAAGTGTGAAGTGGGACATTGCGGACGATGCCAGAGCTTGAATCAGGCGCCATTTCGTATGCCTTAAGCCCTTTAACGCCAGTCTCGCACGCTGGCAGTCTAAACTCAAAGGTCGGCATCAGACCCATGACGTAGTCGATGCCCTGCCAAACATCGGGAATGACTGGCACAATGACCATGTTCGCAAAGCCTGCAGCCCTCGCATCGCTCTCAAATGTCACGCCGTTGCGTTGCGTTTGCCGTGCGTCATGCGGCAGATAGTGCTTGCCGTAGCTGTAGCCTTTGGCTTGCATGTGGGCAAATCGCTCTGTCACGGTCAGCGGAAGGCCAATGTCGCAATCAATCCACCTGAAATGCCCAAATGCCGAGCGTTGACCATACCAAACGGTTGTATTGCGTGGGCCGCCCAAATCCCAAAACGTATGAACTGGCGATCTGCCATCAATCGGAAACTCGCCAATCCTGCCCTCTGCCGCTGCTGCGGTCATGTAGCGGCCATAGATCGCTGATTCGTTGGCGATGTTGAAATCGCAGTAGAACTCCTGCCGAATCAAAGCCTCAGACATTCCAGACCTGCGCTCCTCGTCAATGTCCTCAAGCGAGATCGCGCCCGTGTCTTCTACGCTAAGCACCTGGGTGAACCAAGCTGGATTAGTCTTCACGGTCTTGAGCAAATCAAAAAAATGATTCTCTCCGCGCGGAGTGCCATTGAACCAGGCCCATCCGCCGTTTTCAGCCAAGATTGGTCGGGTGTAATCCCACGCAAGCGGGTTCTGATTTTGAAACTCTGAGAACACAACGCCGTAATAATTTCCACCGACCACGTCGAGGTTGTCAGTGCCTAGGATCTGGATTGTTGAGCCGTTGATTAGCTCGATCCGCATATCCGTTTGATTCGGTGGTTTAGCCAATAACTCCTTCGGGATGTGGTCAATAACGCGCATACCGTTGCTAACGTCCACGTTCATCCAAAGCGCCTTGCGACCGAGCGCCGCCGTTGGAAAGTAATAGGCATAGTTCGCTTTGGTTTCGACTGCCTTGCAGATCAGCTTGTTAAAACAAAGCTTGTCTTTACCCGCGCGGCGATGAAATACCATCAGGCAGCGCTTGTGATCGTCCATAGCTCGCCACATTGGGAGTTGGTAATCACGCGGAGTAAATCGAAATGGTAGCTCAATGGTCATACAATAAAAGGTTTGCCGCTCTAAAACTCCCCCGTAATATACAGTGGTCAACGCTGTTTTAGACTATCCTGAAGGGCACAGACACCCAGACAGGTCGGCTAGCGAAAGCACGGCAAAAAAGGTTACAGCTTCAGTCCGTCAGCAGTCGAGCCGAAGCTGAAATGGCAGTTCAATTGTCACTAGCTCGCGCCTCCTGCTTTCTGTGCTTATGCATTCGGTTTCCCAAGCACGCAGGACAACCACCATGACTTCGACAAGTTCGGTCAAAGCTTCTACTCTTCCGGTATGGCTGTCTCTTGGTTCGGCTCATAGCTTGCGAATCACTATCTCGGTCACACCTGAATGCTCAACCTTCTCAGGCGCATAATGTCCAGCACCTTTGCCAATCTCGCGCAGTGCGCCAGTGGCGGCGCTAAAATCCTCTGACTCCTCGGCAGATGCGGCAATTCTAGCCAATCTTTCGAGCCACGCTTCCTTCGATAAATCAAACTTTCGGTCAGCTTTCGCGGCTACTTTTGCTCGCAATTCTTCGATCCTTGCCTTTACCTTGACTTCGTTGGCAAGCTTAGACGCTCGCGGATCAATCGATAATGGCGAGCCATCTGGATCTTCTGCAACGTGAGCGCGGTAAGCTTGAGCCGCTGGCGTATTTAATGCCACAGCTTGTGCAAACTGTTCATGCTTAGGATTTTTCAGCGCAGGCATAATTTCGGTAGTGGCATCCAATATTTTAATTCGTCCATCGTAGCTTGTTCATTTTCAAACCAAAAGTCGATTTTTTCATCTACCATTGACTGAGCGTTTAGAGATACAGTCACCCATTTCTCGTCATAACCATTCCAGACTGCGACAAGAGGCCAAGGGTAACCAAAATCACCGAGGATCACGGTTCCATCTTTGGGTGCGGTTTTAGGTGTTTTCCATTTCATAGCGGTATCTCTTTGAACGTAAATGTCGGGCCAGAAAAAGCAAGCATCAATGGACTCGGTACGTATAGCGGCGTGGATCAAATTTCAGTTTAAAAATGCCAGTCCACCCAGTGTCGCGCTGCTTTTCGACAATGATTTCCGCATCGTGCGTATTCCGATCTTCTTCTTCAGTTAACTTACCATTCTTGCGAAGTTTTTCCTTTTCTGGATTACGGCACACAAGCAGCACATTGTCGGCGTTATTAACGATTAAGCTTGAACCTTTAATACCATACATAGTTGGCCGTTCCATTGACTGCGAAGGCTTTGCGAGATGAGCAACCAGGTGAATGTGAGCGCCAGTCTCTTTTGCAAAGTCCTGCAAGCGATTGCAAAATTGGCCTTGTGCTGGGTAATCTTCCTCTAGCTCCTCAATTCGCATGAGTGAATCAATCATAAAATGCAGACAGCCGTAGCGACGATAAGCAAACCACAGCATTTCCATGAGTTCATCGCGCTTCATAGATCCAACTACATCGGCAAAAACAAGGTATTCACCGCATCCGCGAACAAAGGCGCGAGCTGTAGCTTCATCAAGTTTATTGCCTTGGTAAATTGTAGCTAATCGACGCAAAGTCGTTTCAACCTTCATTTCAAGTGAAGCCTCAAAGATTGGCGTTTGATCTGCCAATAATTGGCTTTTAAGAAAATTTAAAACTGTGCTCTTTCCAGCTCCAGCAAATCCTCCCCAAACTGTCACTTCTCCTGGCCTAAACCAGAAGCCGTCATGTGGCCAATGCTTCCGCATAAATGGCAGAGTGAATGGCTCCTCTTTTAGTGATACCTCGTAAACAAGTCTAGCCTCCATATCGGCAGCGGTAACCAATCGCTTTACCTTCGGCGTTGCTGCATTGGCAATCCAGTCAGCGGCATCTGTCGCGGTAAAGCCTGCCATAAGGCAATCGTTTGCATCCTTCTTTGGCAGAGATACCAGCAAGCACCGATGCTTTCCAAGGCGTCCGCTCACGTTTTCAGTGATCTTCCGACCTGCATCGTCTTGATCAAAGGCTAAATAGATTGTGTCAAACGCTGCAAGATTGTCCCATTCATAATCTACCCACGCACAGCCGCTGCCGTTTGGAATAGATAGAGCAGGCACGCCCCACTGATGCCATGTTGCTGCATCAATCTGACCTTCAGACAGTAGCACTGTTTTGGCGGTGTAAGCTGCTTGCGATAAAGCCTGCCATCCAAACAACGCCGGCGCGCAGTCTTTGTCTTGCCACACCTTTTTCTTTTCGCCCAATGTCCTATAGGATCGGTTGATTAGTTCTCCCGTTGGCGAATAAGATGGAAAAACAATAGCACCACGTTCAGGGCATCCTTCAATTTTAAACGCCTGCACTGTGCTATTTCTCAATCCGCGTTTGTCGCGAAGGTATGACATGGCCCGTCCTGCTTCAGAAAGGGCGCTAGAATCAATCTTTGGCGGCTTTGAATATGATCGCACATCATATGGCCTGACAACGTCTAAAATGCCCAAATATGCCTTAGCCTGTTTTATCGCCTCAGCGGCAGTAATGCCGCGAGACAAACGCCACAGGTCGAGCAGGTCGCCCTTGTCGTCATTTGACCAATCGCGCCACTGTCCTGCAAATGTGCCGTGGATGCTAATCTTTAGTGACTCGCCAGGTGATCCGCCAATGTCACCGCAGAGCATCATTCCGTTGTAAACCTTCGCGCTAGGCAATAGCTGGGTGACCACAGACTGAGCTTGCGCTGCTAAACGCTCAGAGATTTCGCTAACTTTGAGTTCTACCATAACCCGCCCTCCTCTGTTGGTGGCTCACCTTCGGCAAGGCGGCGCGCTTCTTCCTTTGCCGCTTTGTTGCGTAGCATTTTTTCCATGAGGTCTTCCTCTTCTGGTTCCTCTTTCGCCGGCGTAGGCCACACGTCTGACGCTGATGGCGTCTTTTGGCTCGGCAGATAACCTTGAGCTTTCCATGCTCGCACTGTTGCGCGCCAATCCTTGATCGCTTTGCCGTTAACCTTCCAGCCGTTACCTTCCCACGTGTTCCAAAGATATTCAACATCACGAGGGTAAAGGCCAGATTCACGACAAAAAATAGTGATCGCGTCTAGCGAAGCGTGCGCTTTGCCTCTGTTATCTGTTTTTGTATCTGTATCTGACTCATGCATCTGACTCTGTCTCTGCATGGGCTTATCAGGCTTATCGTCGCTTACTCGCGGCTTACTTTGCTTACAGTAAGCATTTTTGCTTACTAATCCATTGTTTTGACGTTCCCTGTAACGTTGTTGCGCCAGTCGATTTTGTTCAGCTCGATCCTCTTCGTTTTTGATAGCGCGATATTTGCCATGATTAACAACTCGCCAGCCCCAAACGCGATGCTCATCCAACCGGACAATGCGAGCGCCGTCTTCTTCTGGGGATCGACTTTCAGCATCGGGAGATTCAAGCACTTCAATGGCAGCTTTTACTGCCTCAATAGTCAAACCTGTCTCCTCAGCAATAGCGCGAAAATGTTTATCAACTATTCCATCGCGTGAGGTATGAGCTAACAGGTTAGTAAAAACAAGAATCTCATCGGGTTTACCGCGAAGTGTTCCTTGATAAAGTGAAGCAAAAAGTTTTGCGTACATAAGCAGAAATGATTATTATAATATTACGGGGTTAAATAAAAAAAGGCGGCTACTGCCAATTCTTGGATTCGCGTTTTGTGTAAATTTGATGAAGATAAGCAATCACTTTTTCAAGTCGATCATAACTGATGTAAACAATAGAGTCCTCATTCATGTGGCTAACTTCGTGAAGCTCCACGCCATATTTATCTTGGCTGATGGTAATTTGATTTTGTCTATCTAGTATTAACTTGGTTTTCATAAGCATAAAAAACCCTCAACTCTGCACACCATGTGAACCCCGCCTATGACGGCACGATGTGTAGAATTGAGGGATTGGTTATTCATAGGAATTTGCACCGCAGGGGTTCAGCCTGGTAGTCGGTGGTAAAATGCTATTGGGCAGTAACTGCCGAGCAAGTGTTTTCTATAAGTGTCCTCCATGCGAGTGCAGCCACTGCTGGAACTTGTCCATTTCCAATGGCGCTAAGTCTGTCCATTTGATGGGCCAGCCCATTAGCCATTCTGTCCACTCCGGATTTATCTTTCCCCCAGCGTGAGTGGCTAAGGTTGGAGTATTTCTTCGCAATTCCGCCGGATAATTGCCTTCCTTTGAATTGTGTTTTGTCGGAGTTGGCAAGAATCCAGATCCGGTTTCTAACGTGCTCTGCACCAACATCGCAAGCGCCGAGCACTCCCCATTTCGCATCATACCCCATTGCGGCCAAGTCTCCGAGAACTCGTCCAAGCCCTCTAGAAGTGAGAGCTGGCGAGTTTTCCACGAAGACGTGCTTTGGTTGTATTTCGCAAATGATTCGGGCCATATGCTCCCACAATCCAGATTGCTCTCCATTGATCCCTGCGCCACGTCCGCTGACGGAAATGTCCTGGCAAGGAAATCCTCCGCAAACGACATCGACGTGTCCTTTCCATGGCTTTCCATCAAAGGTTGTGACATCGTCCCAGATTGGAAATTTTGGCAAGATCCCATCTCGTTGTCGCTGCAACAAGACTTTTCTAGGGTAAGGTTCAATTTCAACAGCACAGACACAGGTATGTCCGAGAAGCATTCCGCCGAGGATTCCTCCTCCTGCTCCAGCAAATAGGTGTAGCTCATTCACGTTAATTTTATTATTCTTTTTCTGACGTGTCGTAATGCCAGTCGTTGCTGTCCTGTGTCGTCCATTTTTTGAACGCTTCGCAGTTCCACTCATCAATGTTGACCTTGTATTCTGGATGCACTGGGAACGGTTTAGTGCAGTGGCTAGGCTCATGCCATTTCAGTCGATTGTTAGGCTGAATGGCGAACTCACCGTTGTCGAGAGCGATGAAGTGACCGCTCTTGTGCTCTTCAGGATGGATCGCCAATGTGATGTCGGCGCCGTGCGTGTAGTCTGGGCCCCATTGCATCGTCCAAAGGTAAATACCTTCAACCCATTTACCGTCTTTGAGATGAACAGACACGCGCAAACCGCTCAAGAAATTGATCTCAACGATTGAAAAATTTGCACTAAACGAGTTCCAAAGCTGAAGATGATGAAACGGATGCTCGTGCTCGTGCTCGTAGTCATGCAAAGCATGGATCGGCAGCTTGTCTCTGAGCGCTCCGTTTTCCAAGAGCACTTGAAACAAAGCACATGAGCCTGGTATTGATCTCACCGAGACGGCAACGCCCTTTTCATATTGGCCTTTGTGAGCCTCATCGTTAGTCATGAACTCGCGGCGAACGAGCACCTTTAAAGGTGGGATGGATGATTCGTGTAATGGCATATTATTATTTCCTTAATTCGTCCCAATCGTTTTTTTTCATTTCTTCAATCATGAAAAACGCATGTTTGATATCGGCGTGTATTGATTCGATTTCGGCTTTAAGTGCATCTCGGTCTCTAATAAGCGATTGCACTCGTTCCGACCTGTCGCGCAGATCGGGACGCTGTATGATGGCAGATTTGAGAGCGACTTGGTTGTCATGGTTGGCCTTCCATTTTGCTGCTTCTGCGCGTGCTTCGTCCCGCTCACGTTCCAGCTTTTGCAAGCCTTCCCAAATTGGCTCCATGCGTGTCACTGCTCCGGTATCATCCGTTGCAGCTCGTTCAATAGCGTCTGTTTCAGGTGTATCGCTCATAACTCTTCCTCCTCAATTTTGTAACGGATGAAATTGATTCTCGCTCCGCAATGGTGGCAGAACCGATAGCCTTGTTCATAGGGTGGGGCATAATCAAAGCACATGCATTGTTTGCATGACGTGTCCCAATTTCCGTCGATGTCTTGCTTCCAATCGCACTGCACAGCCGTTTTTAGATCATTTAGCTTCCGCAGAATGTAGTCATCAGCAGGCTCAAGTCCGATTGTGTCGTCATTGCCAAAACCTTCTTTGCAGATTCTATAGAGTTGATCGCGTGCTTCGTCTCGCTCGCATTCCAGATTGCGTGCGAATTTACGCCAATTAGAGCCAGTTTGGATTCCGCGCAAAATAAACGCGTCTGTTTCAGGTGTTGGTGTCATGAGAAAAAAACAAGAATTAGAATTATCCAAGCGTAGACCGCAAGCGCTACACTCACAAAAGCCTCAACAAATGATGCCCTGTAGCCATTTGTGGAATCATTGATTAAGACCCACAAATTGAGTGTCCACGCAATACAGGAAAAAATAACAAAGGTTGTAATAAAGGGCGATGTCATTTGATAAAGGCTTGGATTTTAGAAGCCGCTTGCATTCCAAGGTTTCTCAACCTGTGAGCATCGTCCTGGTCATACTCAGGCATCATTGAGATGTAGAGAAGATCGTCGTAGGCTTCTTGAAGCTGTGTCTTCGCTTCACTGAGTTCGCGCTCAATTGCATCATACTCACGCTTCTCAACGTATTCGACGAGTTGGTCACCGTCCATCTGTAGGTAAGTTTTCATGGTGCTTTGTATTTTGATTTCTTCGTGATCACCAGTGGGTAGTTAAGCTCAAGTGCCCATTGCCTCATGTTGTCGATGTTATAGCCTACACGGCGTTGAGCCTTCTCAATTGTGTAACCATCAAGCATGATTGCATTGGCCCGTTTCAGGATTCTGCGCTTCTCATCGTTGGTTAGGCTAGAGTGCAAAGCAAACTTTTTGCGACCGCTTTCTGTTGTGTTCATTTGTTTCTTTTTGTTAGATGGTTATCACCACGGAATCTCAGAATCGTCTTCGACCTGGGCGGCAGGTTGTGCTCGCTGGATGTTGCGTGTCGTTTGCTGCTGCGGTGCTGCTTTTTGACCAATGCGTTTACCGTTGCCGATGTATGGCATTTTCACGCCGTTATCGCGATCCTCTTTGGTGCAGTCCTGCTTAACCGAATAGTCATTGCCGTAGTTGTCAGGCTGCTCGTTTTCATAAACTACCAAATCGAGGTAAGTTCCTTTTGCGCCTTTATATAAACGGCTTTTGTCGATCTTTGTAACGTCTAGTTTAATCTTAATCATAGCTTTCTTTTCTTTAGTTTGGTTTTTGGTGTTGCTGCTGCGTTAAACAATGTCGTGACTACGTCTGGCGGGATGCAGTGCATTGAGCTACCGCAAAGCCAGTTGACGATCTGGGACATTGAAATTTTTGTTAGCTCGGACAAGCGTTTAAGAGTGATCTGGTTTCGCTTCATCTCAGCCTTAATAAGCTTTGCTAATTGTCTGGACAAATCGTCCGCCTCTATTGTTTGTTGTTTAGCCGTTGCCCGTGATTTGGCCAATGCTCGGCGCATAGTTTGTATCTCGTTCATTCGCGGGTGATGGTGATTTCTACTCTCGGACGTTTTGCATCCTTGTCGAACTCAGGGCGCTCAGGCCACAGTGCTCGGTCGTTAATGATGATGCCAGCGTCTGCGATGCCATCCTCAGCCGCTTTCAATGATGCCATGAAATTACTTGGATCAGGAAAAGCCTTGGTCTTAAAAAAAGCTTTAGCGTTGAGCTTGGCCTTCTCCCACCGAGGTCTTGGCGCTTCACCCAGCGCGACCAGTGAAGCCGCATGAGCGTGCCGCCTGTATCGGCTAACATACTTTGCTTTGACAGCCCAGTGGCATCGGGCGTTTGGACTCAGCATGCGCGGCGGCAGGTCGATGATGATCGTGATTGAGTTCATGAGTTCTCTTTTATGTATCTCTGAAGCGCAGCGATTAGCTCTTGTTCAAAGGTAAAGTTCATGTTGTCGCCACAGTATTCAATGATGCCTTCAATTAAGCCAGTAGTGCCGTGCTGGCGTTTGGTTTCGCGCATGATCTCAACAAAATTGAGTTCAATGCTTACATCGGTGGTAATTTGTTTGCTCATGATTCGATTTGGTTATTTTTGACGATCTCCATGCTTCCCTTGCTAATTTCTGTGGCGCCGTGCAGCACCTCATCCACCAGGTTGTCCAGTGCCTTACCTTTGGCGTTTGTGCTCTGTTTGACCAGAGTCTTAACGCTGCCGAGAGGAATGGAGCATTCAGCCGCGAACGCATCGCCTGTGACACCGTGCGTTGAGAGTCGGCTGAACACGGTTGTAACATCTGAAACACTGCGCCGACCCTTGCGCTCGCGCAGGAAATAGCCATCGATCTCACCAGCAGTAATGCGCCTACGCAATTCCAAATCGTGGGCAACGAGGAACCATTCCATAAATTTGCGGCCTCCTTCCTGAATGCGAATCAGCATCTCGTTGGACATTGAGGTATGATCGCCCATGCGAGCAAAGATTTGCGCTTTAACCTGCTCATCCGTGCCAGAGATTGTCTCTGGGACAATGGAATCGGTGACTGATAGCGCTGCGGCTTGAAACGCTGGGCAAATCATCTTGGCTCTGCACCATTTACAGTGATTGCCGGCCACAGCATCTGCTGCTGTTGCCTGTTCTGCCGTGTTGAGTGCGCTGATTAGTTTAGCCTCAGCCGCACGCAAAGTTTCAAGGTCGTATTGTGCCACGGTCGGCTTGCCAGCCCACGGCTGGACGATGGCTACCGTT